GATGCTAGGAATGATTTCTTTGAATAAGTCGGACATATTATGAGTAAATATTTCTTATTTGAACTTCACCTTTGACAATTTTAATAATATCATGAAATTCATCAAAAGGATATATGTTTCTTCCAAAATTTGCCAATCTACAACAAATTATTACATTATCGCTAGTATAATCTTTTTTATCATCTATTCTATCCACTGATGGAGCCAATGGATGTTTGGGATAATAATTAGGAGAATCATTAAAAAGTAAATCAAAATCCAATGGTATTTTAAACCAATAACAAACTTGTTCTTGCTTATTCCAAACCTCAACCAAATCTTGTTCCGTTATATAAATTTTATTTGGTATCCATTGTTTACTCTGTGGATTTGATCCCCACCATCTACCGGATGCATGTCCTTCCATTCTTTTTTTGTTGGTTGAAGAATTGATGATAGTAAATTCACCATTAGCATCACGACTCAAACCATTCATTTTTACATTAGAGAGGAGTTTTTTAAAACCATTTTTCATTATTTGAACTCACATTCAACCATAAACTCGGTGAGACAAGCCATCAAATTGATTTCTTGGTCGGCTACAAAAGCAGATTGGTATTGGTACTTTGCAAGAATCAAAACGGCTGGAGGAATACTTTCTGGCTTCAAGAAATCATATAGATTGTCATAGATTTTCCGAAGGATCGACACAGCATCATTGTCCAGATTGTTTGTGACCCACTTACGAGCAGAACCAAAATCTTTCTCTTTGATTGCTTTGACGAGTGTGTTGATATTGATATCGGCAACTGAAGAAAGAATACCCTTATCAATCACATTTTGTGAGTTTGTGGAGTACCTTTGAAGTTCATTAAGTACCCTACGGTTGTCTGGAAAGTGCTTGGTGATAACCGCAGCAACAACATCACGCTCATAAGTCACACCTTCTTCATTCAGAATGTACTCAACCCGTTTCATAAACTGGGCAGCCATCTTTGCTTTTTGCCCGTTACGAATCTTGAATTCAATTACAGAACAACGAGATTGCAGTGGCTCAAGAATCTTGCTTCTGAAATTACAGGTGAAGATGAAAGAACAATTGATTGCAAATTCTTCAATGAAGTTTCTCAGTGCAGGCTGCACAGATTCTGGATTTGTGTAGTCCGCCTCATCAATGATGATGACTTTTCTACCACCAGAAAGGCTTACCGTTGATGCATAATTTTTGATTTTGTTGCGAAAGGTCTCAATAAGGCGGCCTTCGTCCGAACCGTTGATGACGATGTAGTCACATCCGACTTCTTCACAAAGGGCTTTGGCGACTGTAGTTTTGCCGACCCCTGCGGATCCAGCAAGAAGCAAAGTTGGGATTTCTTTTCTGTTAACATATTCCTGAAATGTAGTTTTGATATCTTCCGGTAGGATACAATCTTCAATTTTATGTGGGCGATACTTTTCCACCCACAATGCATGTTTCAATTCCATTCACGTTCTCCATAGTATAAAGCATCAGTATATCAGATTTTACGCCAAGTGTCATTCTCTTTGACATAAAGTTTACCATCAGGACCTGGTACAATATTCACTCTAACATTTTTTTCTGTGCCAGGTTTATAATTTGGTCCGGTACCGACAAAAAAATAGTTTCCATAAGAACTCTGTTGTGGTGGCAATTCTTCACCATATGTTGCTTGTAATTGAAGAACTGGTTTACCTTCAAGTTGTTTTTCCAACTCAGCAGTAGGAAGCTCATCTTGTTTGTAAACGATTCTTTCTTTAACCTCTTTGTAACCAGCAACACCGGCAACAAAAAGCCCGGCTAGGCCAAGGCTTTTTGCAAAGTTTCTACGAGTATTATCACTCATTTTGTTTCGGTCAAACCAACATACAAAGCTTCAAACTCATTATCTTCGGCAACTTCTTCTTGGAAAGATTGCTTGTGATAGGTTTTAGCCATTCTGTTGAGAACCTTTTTAGGAATTTTGTGTGCATCAAAGACAGCATCTTTGATATCTTTGATTGCCTGTTTATGTGATTCAATAATCGCCATTTCATTTGAAATTTCGGACAAAGAATCCTTGATAGATTTCAAATCTTCTTCGGTAAATGTACCATAAAGTGTAGTTACTGTTGTCATATTAACCTCCATATTTTGAGCCAGGATCAGACATGATCCAGTATTCAATTGGAACTGTCGTATGTTTGAAGTGACTGATACCTTTAGATGAAATGGTGATATCATACGAACCTTCAACAAGCCTCAAATTTTCTGTTGAAAAGATCATGTTGTAGTTTTTACCATTACCTTGACTTGTGATTTCGGTTGAATTGATGTTTGCGCCATCGTTTGCCTTGTCGAAACAAACAACTTCAATCTTAGAACCATCAGAGACAAAAGAAATGTTGGGTGAACTCAACGCACTGGCACACTTAATGATCCATTTAATTTCGTCAACGGAAAGATTGAAAGAAATTTCTGCACCAGCCATATTGATTTTTTTATCTGGCGGAACAATAATCATGTTCTGTGGAGTTTTACGATAAACAGTTTTGCTTTTGCCAGAAAAACCCTTGATGATAAGGTCTGTGTTTACGAATTCAATATCAGCATCATCATGAATGGACAATACACCCAAAAAGTTGTTGATATCATAAATTCCAAATTCATCATCAAACGTATCAGAGACTTCTGCCCTGGCTAAAATGTTCTTTTGTTTAGAGATAGTTTCTAACACTGAACCTCTTTTGACAAAGATTCCCTCATTGATAACTGAAAAGTTTTTCAAAACATTAACAGTGTTGGTTGATAATTTCATTACGATGCTCCTTCAATTAATTCATCAATTATACTACTACCAAAAGATTCTTTCAAGCAATTTTTGATTTTTACTTTCAATTCTTCCAAACTTCCATCATTTTCAATTACATGGTCAATATTTGCACCGACCCATCTCCATTCCGATTCATGTATGCCCGATTGTTTTTGCATCCACGATTCGGCAGATTCATCACCACGATTTGCTTTTCTAGCAACTTCATACCAATGTGGAGTAATACCTCTTTGCAACTCAATCAATATGCCGCCTTGACGATTTATGAAATCAATTTCATTTTTAAATCTAACATCAGTGATAACATAATTTTGTTCAGGTGAATTATCAATATAATTTTTCAATTTGATAACCCAAAAGTCTTGATGAAATATATCTCTACCAACTTCGGTACCCATAAGCTGCAAAGCCAGACGAGGTGTGAATTCTTTTCCAAATTCATAAGACCAAAATTTGTCAGGCTTTTCCCGCCATTCTCTTGAATGTTGAGTGTCACCTTCAAGGAGGTGACGAGGCCATCCGAACATTTCTGCTGTGATATCCTTAACACCCTTTGCAAAGCTAATGGGAGTGAAACCCATGTCTTTAAGGATATCGCCAGCCGTACCTTTACCTGAACCAATAAATCCAAGTAAACCAACGATCATTACATTTCTCCAACGAAATTAGCTACTGCTGGCATGTCGCCTTGGAAATGATATGTTCCGATATGTTGAGTACGCATCCATGGGCACAACCAAATTTGACCACCCTGTTTACGCCAAAGTTGACAGAACATGTAGTCCTCGCTTAGATAGCGATCAGAACCACCACCCGTTGCGGAATCTTTCGTATCAATAATTGTATCAAAGAATGCGTGGATGTAACGTGAGCCATCAAAATGTGCTTGACCAACATGATCTGGTTTGTAACGCAGTTGAGGATAAGCTTGTTCCATTACAGGAAAAACTTCCCTCTTAATCATCATGAAGCCTGTTCCAATTTCCATAACTTCAAGAGGTTCGGATACGGAGAATTGTGCAGTGCCTCGGACAGGATTAAAAACATAATCACCTGTCACCTTTTCAAGCATATGTGGTTCCATGTCGGGATGCATCAGAGAGGCTTTCTTAACATTCTTCCACTTAATTGCTTTCTTGGGATAAGGACCACCAATTACATCCTTGTCCAATGCCAACATAGCAATAACATCTTGTGGGTTAAAATTAATGTCCGAGTCAATGAATAACATATGTGTAGAATCTGAACGATTCAAAAATTCATCAACAAGATAATTCCTAGCGCGTGTAATCAAAGATTCATTGAACAAGAATGAAAATTTAATATTGACACCGTATTGAATGCAAAGCCCTTGTAGGTCAAGGCAAGCCTTCATGTATAGCCCATGATTCATTCCACCATACATTGGTG